CTGGTGTTACAGGTGAAACAGGTGCTACTGGTCCAACTGGTCCAACTGGTGTTATAGGTCCAACAGGTGAAACTGGTCCAACTGGTGTTATAGGTGAAACTGGTGCTACAGGCGAAACTGGTCCAACTGGTGCTACAGGTGAAACTGGTCCAACTGGTGCTATTGGTCCAACTGGTCCAACTGGTGCTATGGGTGAAACTGGTCCAACTGGTGCTACGGGTGAAACTGGTCCAACTGGTGCTACGGGTGAAACTGGTGCTACAGGTGAAACTGGTCCAACTGGTGCTACAGGTGAAACAGGTCCATCTGGTGCTACAGGTACAACAGGTGAAACAGGTTTAACAGGTGAAACTGGTGCTACAGGTGAAACTGGTGCTACAGGTGAAACTGGTCCAACTGGTGCTACAGGTGAAACTGGTGCTACAGGTGAAACTGGTCCAACTGGTCCAACTGGTGCTATTGGTCCAACTGGTATTGGTCCAACTGGTGCTATTGGTCCAACTGGTACATTTAGTTCAGGTGATAATATAAATGCAGGTGATATTATAGCTGTAGGTAATATTATAGCAACATCTTTTGCAACACAAAGTAATAATGTAATCATTAGTACAAATGGCACAATCATATGTACATCTTTATCTGCGGTTAATGGAAATGTAACTTGCATTGGTGTTGATACTGGTAATGGCACAATTACAACAACAGGTTCTGTTATTAGCTCAAATTTTGACTCAAAATCATCAAGTGATGATATTAATATTGGTGCAGGTCAAAATTCTGGTATATTATATATTGGAAAATCGACTAATCGAACAGGTTCAATTAATATTGGTACTGGACAAATTGGTGGAACTGGTGATATTATAATTGGTAGTACTGGTATAACCGGTGCTGGTAATCAAACAATAATTATCAATCGTCCAATAACTACAACCTCAATTATAAGTACAAGTGTGACATCTGCATCTAGTGCATTTGTCAATGGTAATTTACCTATAAACTACACTGAAACGTATTACAATGCAACCAAAGGACATAATTATGCATTGTGGGGTGGAACAAGCGGTGGGGCGTATTTATCAATATTTCCTACAGGTGGTGTTAATAAAGTTTTTAAACCGGCTAGTGGCTTTAATACTATTCCAAAAATATTTAATATCCAAAATTCAGGTGCTACTGGCTTTGGTTTTACAGATAGCAACTACAATGGTATGTATGAAATTGGTGTAAGTATGCTCTTTATAAATACTTCTACTCTGATAGTGACACCAAGAATCCAGATAGCAAAATCAAGTGGTGGAAATGTAACTATAGTTAATGATCAACATTCAATAGTTCCTTATATTAATTATACGAATGGTAAAGTTGCAACAATAAGCACCGTAGGCATATTACAACTTAATGCAAATGATTTAGTAAGGTTTAGGTTGTTAAATATAGATACATCATCATTTAGCACAAATACCTTATTAATAAGTGTTCGCTATATGGGTAACTATAATTAATATATAGTATAATGATGGTTCAACAGATTCAATTTTACGATGAATACTATTATAATAAAAAAATGTCATGATGATTCTGAATATAGCTCTTTATACTTTACATGTTATATTGTTGTAAAATACAGTATAAATAAAAATGACAATCATGTAGTTACAATAATCTTATTGCTATTTGTTTTACTTCAAATTGTATGGTAAAAATAACAGGTTCTGATGGTGATTTAAGAATCGGATAAATAAAATATATACTTATAATAGACGTGTTTATAATAAACTCTAATAATTAGTGTTTATTATAACCTCATTTAAAATAAATTTAATACGTTTTTTATATTATTTTTAAATTATTTTAAAAATTAGCTAATATGATAGAAGAGTATATAATTAGCGTACCTTTTCTTAAAAGTAAATTTACACATCATAATATAAAATATTCAATTGGTAAACTAATAGATAATATTATAATTATTCTTAAAACAGGAATATCTTATAGAGATATAGTTTCTTTCAGAAACATATACATAAGAACAGTTCTTATAGAGATATAGTTTCTTTCAGAAACATATACATAAGAACTGTTCTTATTATACAAAAATACATTGGAATACTATATACAAGTTTAAATTAAAACTAGTAAAATATAGCCTAACTAATAGGATAACTATCAATTAACTACTATAAGCTTATGTTTCGGTAGTTACTTTTAAGTTGATAAAATATACTGTTATTATTAGAAAAAGAACTAGTATAAAAAATAAAAATATTTATAAATATGTAAATTAAAATATTTTCTGTTTATATAGTATGACAAATATAAATATTATTCTTGGTGGTAATACTGGCCCTACTGGTCCTATAGGTCGTAATGGTCCTCCAGGTCCTAGGGGTCCTAGAGGTCCTACAGGTCCTACTGGTTGTGTTGGTTTTATAGGTCGCATTGGTCCTGGTGGTTCTAGAGGTCTTATAGGTTTTACAGGTCTTACTGGTCCGACTGGTCGTGATGGTTTTAGAGGTCTGACAGGTCTTCGTGGTCCTAGAGGTATTACTGGTGATACTGGTCCTATTGGTTATAATGGTCTGACTGGTGATACAGGTCCTATTGGTCCTAGAGGTATTACTGGTGATACTGGTCCAACTGGCCCAACTGGTCCATCAGGTGATACTGGTTTAACTGGTATAACAGGTGATACTGGTTTAACAGGTGATACTGGCCCAACAGGTAATACTGGCCCAACAGGTAATACTGGTCTAATTGGTCCGACAGGTAATACTGGCCCAACTGGTGCGTCAGGTAATACTGGTCCAACTGGTAATACTGGTCTAATTGGTCCAACTGGTAATACTGGTCAAACTGGTCCAATAGGTGATACTGGACTAATAGGTCCGACAGGTCCTATAGGCATAACTGGTAATACTGGTCCGACTGGTAATACTGGTCCGACTGGTAATACTGGTCCGACGGGTGATACTGGACCGACTGGTCCGACTGGTCCGACTGGTGATACTGGTCCGTCTGGTGCTACGGGTGCTATTGGTGCTACTGGTGCTATTGGTGATACTGGTCCAACCGGTGCTATTGGTGATACTGGTCCAACAGGTGCTATTGGTAATACTGGTCCAACAGGTGCTACTGGCGAAACTGGACCAACCGGTGTTATTGGTCCGTCTGGTCCAATAGGTGCTACTGGTCTAATAGGTCCGACAGGTCCTATAGGCATAACTGGTAATACTGGCCCGACTGGTAATACTGGTTTGGCTGGTAATACTGGTCCAACTGGTGCTACTGGTCCGATTGGTGCTACTGGTCCGACTGGTCCAATTGGTCTGACCGGTAATATTGGTAATACTGGTCCAACCGGTGCTATTGGTGATACTGGTCCAATAGGTGCTATTGGTGATACTGGTCCAACAGGTGCTAATGGTAATACCGGTCTATCAGGTGCTACCGGTGATACTGGTTCTACTGGTGCTATTGGTGATACTGGTCCTACTGGTGCTACTGGTGCTACAGGTGAAACTGGTGCTATAGGTGAAACTGGTCCAACAGGTAAAACTGGTGCTACAGGTGAAACTGGTCCAACAGGTGAAACTGGTTCTACAGGTGAAACTGGACCAATTGGTGCTACTGGTGTTACAGGTGAAACTGGAACTACTGGTCCAACTGGTCCAACTGGTGTTATAGGTCCAACAGGTGAAACTGGTCCAACTGGTGTTATAGGTGAAACTGGTGCTACAGGCGAAACTGGTCCAACTGGTGCTACAGGTGAAACTGGTCCAACTGGTGCTACAGGTGAAACTGGTCCAACTGGTGCTATGGGTGAAACTGGTCCAACCGGTGCTACGGGTGAAACTGGTGCTACAGGTGAAACTGGTCCAACTGGTGCTACAGGTGAAACTGGTCCAACTGGTTTAACAGGTACAACAGGTCCATCTGGTGCTACAGGTACAACAGGTGAAACTGGTTTAACAGGTGTAACAGGTGCTACAGGCGAAACTGGTGCTACAGGTGAAACTGGTCCAACTGGTGCTACAGGTGAAACTGGTGCTACAGGTGAAACTGGTGCTACAGGTGAAACTGGTCCAACTGGTCCAACTGGTGATATTGGTCCAACTGGTGCTATTGGTCCAACTGGTACATTTAGTTCAGGTGATAATATAAATGCAGGTAATATTATAGCAAAATCTTTTGCAACGCAAAGTAATAATGTAATCATTAGTACAAATGGCACAATCATATGTACATCTTTATCTGCGGTTAATGGAAATGTAACTTGCATTGGTGTTGATGCTGGTAATGGTACAATTACAACAACAGGTTCTATTATTAGCTCAAATTTTGACTCAAAATCATCAAGTGATGATATTAATATTGGTGTAAGTCAAAATTCTGGTATATTATATATTGGAAAATCGACTAATCGAACAGGTTCAATTAATATTGGTACTGGACAAATTGGTGGAACTGGCAATATTATAATTGGTAGTACTGGTATAACCGGTGCTGGCAATCAAACAATAATTATCAATCGTCCAATAACTACAACCTCAATTATAAGTACAAGTGTGATATCTGCATCTAGTGCATTTGTCAATGGTAATTTACCTATAAACTACACTGAAACGTATTACAATGCTACCAAAGGACATAATGGTCCTTATTGGGGTGAGATGACGTATTTATCAATATTATCTACAGGTGGTGTTAATAAAGTTTTTAAACCGACTAGTGGTTTTAATACTATTCCAAAAATATTTAATATCCAAAATTCAGGTGCTACTGGCTTTGGTTTTACAGGAAGCAACTACAATGGTATGTATGAAATTGGTGTAAGTATGCTCTTTATAAATACTTCTACTGTGACGCCAGTGACACCAAGAATCCAGATAGCAAAATCAAGTGGTGGAAATGTAACGATAGTTAATGATCAACATTCAATAGTTCCTTTTATTAATTATACGAATGGTAAAATTGCAACAACAAGCACCGTAGGCATATTACAACTTAATGCAAATGATTTAGTAATGTTTAGGTTGTCATTAAATAGAGGTGCTGGGACATCATTCACCAGTATTTCAACAAATTTATTTAGCACAAATACCTTATCAATAAGTGTTCGCTATCTGGGTAACTATAATGAATACATAGTATAATGATGGTTCAACAGATTCAATTTTACGATGAATACTATTATAATAAAAAATGTCATGATGATTCTGAATATAGCTCTTTATACTTTACATGTTATATTGTTGTAAAATAAAGTATAAATAAAAATGACAATCATGTAGTTACAATAATCTTATTGCTATTTGTTTTACTTCAAATTGTACGATAAAAATAACAGGTTCTGATGGTGATTTAAGAATTGGATAAATAAAATATATACTTATAATATATGATCAATTCTGATAGTAAAAATATTACATTATCCACAGCATCCAATCCAACATTAGTTTTGCAGGTATATTTGTTAATAAAGGTTTATATATAGTTTTTTGTAATATATCACATAAAAATATGATGAAACGTACTACTACAATTACTTCATTTATTACAGAAGTTTATATTATTACTATAAGAAATATATCATCCGGATGTCAAATATATTATTTTTCTAAATTAGCTATGCTTTGCATTCCTAACTAATAGGGTATCATTTAGACACGTTGTATCTAAACAATAGGGTATCATTTAGACACGTTGTATCTAAACAATAGGGTATCATTTAGACACGTTGTATCTAAACAATAGGGTATTAATTAGCTATGCTTTGCATTCCTAACTAATAGGATATTATCTATACAATAAATAACATAAATTAATTAAATAAAAATTGATTATTATTCTGTAATTATTAAATTAATAATTTATTATGAACAACGATACATGTTTAATATGTTTAGATACTATAGATATTAAAGATATGATTTTACCACATAATTGTAATTGTAAAGTTAAATTACATTTATCATGTTTAGAATTAATTAAACAAAATAATATGTTATGTCCAATTTGTCGAATTAAAACTAATAATATTACAATAAATAGTTCAAATAATTATTTATCTGATAGTTTAATTATTATTAACTTAATACTTGCTACTATAATAACTATATTGTTTATATCATGTGGTTATTTTGCATGGTATTATTATTATATGTTTTTTATGGTACCTATATATACATGTTATATTATTTTGATAAGTCATAGTTTAATCTACTAATATAAAAATTGTCTGCAAATGCTATTATTTTACAGAAATCTTTATTTTTTTAATAAAAATTGTCTGCGAATGCTATTATTTTATAGAAATTATAAGCATTGCGATTGATTTTTATTTTTTTAATAAAAATTGAATAATATTATAATTATTATAAAATTAATTATTATTAATGCAACTTAATGATACATTTTATTGTCCAATTACATACGAAATTATGACTGACCCAGTTATTGGGATTGATGGTCATACTTATGAAAAAAAAGCGATTGAATCATGGCTTAGTAAATCTAATAAATCACCATTAACAAAACAACATATGACAGTTCGTGATTTAGTACCAAATATAGCATTAAGAAATACTATTGAAACATATTTATTGTTAAATCCAAATATGATTAAATCAATTAAACCTAAAGCAAATGAACTTTCATCAGAAATAAAACGGAATATTTTAATTACAAGTTCTGTTTTTAATAAAAATAAATTATATGTTAAACTATTAGCAAATGAAGAATCTATTCGTAAAGCAACAACTTGTTTTTTTGTTATAGATACTTCTGGATCAATGAATGCTATTGATTCAAATAATCGAACAAGTGAATCTAATATTTTTACACGTCTAGATTTAGTTAAACATTCTGTACGTACAGTTATTGAAGTTTTAAATGAAAATGATTCAATTTGTTTGATTACTTTTAGTAATAATGCAAAAGTAGTTTTAGATATTACTAAAATGTCAGAATCAGGAAAAGAACAAGCACTATTAGTATTAGACAAAATTACAGCTGATGGAATGACTAATATTTGGGATGGTTTACGTGTTTCATTATTAAATATAGAAAAAATAACTGATCCTAATGTTAATATTAGTGTTTTAATTTTAACCGACGGTGAACCAAATATTAATCCTCCACGTGGTATTATATCAACACTACAATCTACTTTGGAATCACGAAAATTAAATCAATCATTTACATTAAATACATTTGGTTACGGTTACGTTCTTGACTCAAAATTATTAATTGATATTGCAAATTGTGGTTCGGGATCATATGGATATATTCCTGATAGTTCAATGGTTGGTACTATTTTTGTAAATTATTTATCAAATGTATTATCAACTTACTTGAGTAATTCCAAATTAGTTTTTTCTTGTGATGATCCAAATGTTTCTATTGTAGCCTATGAAATGCATTCTAATTATAATAAAAATGTAGGTTCTATATTATTTGATCAACCACGTGAACTTTTATATGATATTATTGGTATGACTCAACCAATTAAATTATATATTGATTTGATTGTTACAAAACAAGTTATTAATTCAATTGATATTGATATTAATAATTTAGAAATAAATGAAGACATTAATTATAATAATGTATATTTACCAAATATTATTCGATATAAAATTATGAATAACATCAACCATAATTTAAATTATATAGAAACACATAATGTTTCTATATTATCTAAAGAAATTAAACAATTATATGATGATATTATAGAATTAAAAAATACTAAACCTATTTCACAACCAGAACTTGATAAAATTAATGGTTATATTGCCGATTATATAAATCCTAATGATAAAAATATTGGCGGACAAATTGAAAAAGCATTTTCAAGATTAGAATGGTATAATAAATGGGGTAAACATTTTTTACATTCAATTATGAATGCATATTATAATCAACAATGTAATAACTTTAAAGATCCCGGTGTGCAATTGTTTGCTGGAAATCTTTTTAATCAAATTCGTATTATTGCTGATAATGCATTTTGTATGTTACCTGCACCAAAACCTACAATTTTATTTTCACAACAGTATTCTAGAAGTTCATCGAATAATATGCGAGGTGGTTCAAATAATATGAGAGGTGGTTCAAATAATATGCGTGGTGGTTCAAATAATATGCGTGGTGGTTCAAGTACACTATGTAATACACCAATTGCCCCAACTAATATGAGTTCTTATTATAATAGAGATGGTGGATGTTTTTCGGGTGATAGTCAAATAATTAAAGTTGATAGCACTAATAATGAATATAGTGTACTTGTTAGCACTATAAAAAAAGGAGATATTGTTAAAACTATAGATAAAAATAATCTATTAGCACATACAACAGTTAAATGTGTTGTAAAATCATTAGTTACATCTGGTACAATCTCAATGTGTAATATTAATAATATGTTAATTACACCATGGCATCCTATTATTTTTAATAATAAGTGGGTATTTCCAATTGATATTTCACCTGAAGAAAATATTAAATTAGATTGCGTATATAATATTGTACTTGAATCTAATCATATAGTATGGATTAATTCTACACCAGTTGTTACTCTCGGTCATAATTTTATTAATGATATAGTTGCACATCCATATTATGGATCTCAACAAGTTATTAATGATTTATCACAAATGAATGGATGGAATGATGGTTTTATTACAATTTCACAACCTAATATTGTACGAACAAATGGTTTAGTATCAAAGTTATTTGATAAAAATATCAATTAATATTTTATTTATATTTATCTTGATTAATACTAACATATTCTTCACCCAAAACTAACATTGCTTGGAAAATATCCCATACATTTGATTTAGATTTTTCATCTAATTTAAAATATATATCTTGTAATCTTAAAATTTCATCAAGCTTTGATTTTTTAGTATTTCCTTCCTGTACATAAGATGTTGTTTTATCTATAAAATATGTTTCATCCCTATTTAATATTTTATCTCGGAGCGGTAATGCATGAACAAGAAATTGTTCAATTGGTAAACTACTATTACATTTTATAATTACTTGAATTCGTGAATGATATGTTGATCCAACTAACGGTGCTATTTGAATTAGAAATGAACACAAAATTTCATTGAATGATTTTATTTTTTCTGACGACATTAATAATAATAATTCATGAAATCTTTAAATCAAAATTAATATAAAACATTGAAAAACATTGAAAAATTAAATTATTATAAATTATATTTTATTTATGTATAAAATATAATGAGTATTACTGTAAGCGAACGTGGACAAAAAAAATATAGATTAAAACAAACTGGAACATATAGAGTTGAAGGCGACTTTAATATTGAAATTAATTCTCAATTACGTGTCACAAGTATGTTAATGGAAATTGCATCTAATACTATTGTAATAGTAGATAAAGTATTAGTGAATGAATTTCATCCGGAATATATTAGTGTATTTGTTCCATCTATGAATTTACATATAGTAGCTATTAGTTTTTTTGATTTAGAAAATTTAAATTAGATTAGCTAATATTTAGTTTATATAAAAAAATTGAAAAATAAATAGTTTTACTAATTATAATAACAATATTTAATGATGAATACAAAATCAACATTTAATAATAATAATACACAAACACGTAAACCACTGCAAAATTTATGGTGTCGTGATTGTTATGCACCGTATATTACAAATGTAGTAGGTTATAAATGTTTTAAAGAAACTAATGGTTGTCGTTTACGGCAATGTCAATATTCTGCTACTGATTGTCGTGGTGCCCATTCTGCCGATGCAATTAAACCACTTAAACATATTTTATCATTTAACAGGCTTGATAAATCTAAATATGATTGGGTTACCCTTTATATTGGTGTTATTGAATCCTTTAAAAAAGATTCAATAAAATTAATTGATAGGGAACATATTAGTAAGGTTTCAAAATTTTTATCAGAAGATAGTCTAGAAGAAAAATCAACATATACTTTTATTGATGCAATTAAACTATGGCGTGAGCTATCATGTATTTATCGTAAAATTCAAAAAGATATTCCTTTTAAACACGCAGAACATGCGAAACATGACTGTAATGTACAGACACATGTGTCTGGTTATAAATATTCTGATGATGTTCCTACATTTTATCTTAACGGTACATTGGAAGATGTTGCATGGTCGTTTGAACGTATTTTAAGGGATTGTCATTTGCATAAAAAAGTTCAAGATAGTTTAAATAAACGTCAACAAATTACTGTATGGGACTTATGTCTTGCAACCGGTGTGAATTGTAAAGAAGGAGTTCATCATCAAGACGAACGATTATGTATTGATAATTTTTTAACAGGTACATGTTCGTGTCATACACAAGAATCAATCGATGCACGTGAAGTAGAACTACAAACAAAAAAGCTAGATCTTATTACTAAACTAACAGCTATAATTAAAAATAAAGATGTTAGTTCATCGTCTGATAACTGGCAAAGTTCAAAATCTAAAAGTAAAAAATCAAAAGCTCTAGATCCAAAACAAGAACTTGAAAAACAGATACAAATTATTAATCAACAAATTAATTCTTTATCAACATTACAGCGAATGATTCATTATACTGAACAAGGTATGATACCATTTAATGAACAATTACAAAAATATTATAAAGATAAAAAAGAATTTGTAGAACCAATTGTAGTTAAAGCATCGTGGGATCATGAAATTACAAAAGAAATTGCAACAGTAGCAATAACACCAGCAATTAAAATTATCAAACTTGGAAAATTAGGCAAGAAGAAATAAATTTATATTATTTTATTTTATTTTATGTTATTTTAATTTATTTTAATTTATTTTAATTATTTTAATCGGAATTAATTTAAAATATATATGGATGAAACATTAGAAAAAATTATTGCTAAAAGAATTGACAGTGAAAAATTGAATTTTTAATATGTTAGTACTATTAAATTATTATAGTTAATGTCTAACACCGAGTTAACAATTAATAATATTAAATATACCTATTCCAACTATTCAATTATTGTTGGAGAATTGTCTATTTTAACAAAACCACATGTATCTATTACTGTTCCGCCTGAAGCTGAACAAGTGAAATCTCATGTTATCTTGCAAAAAAATAATGATATCAGATTTAAAAATCTAATGGCACATTGTCAATGTCCAGTAAATCCATTTTCAATTTCAGTATATGACCAACGTGGATTTTTGTGCAATACATGGGAAAGTTCTCGTGCTAATAATAGTAGCGGTAATGTACGAATTACAACAGAAGATATGGAATTATTATCGAATATTGTAATCCCAACTGTGCCGGATGGTGAACAGATTTATCTTGTGATTAGTTCATATCCAGCATTTGATTCATGTAATAGTAAAAGAGCAAAAAAAATTATTATTAAAGAAGATATTGAATTGCTTAAACAAAAAGTAGATACATCAAAAATTATTCTCTTTATTGCACAAAACATTTATTACGAATTTTGTGAATTAGGTGAAGATGTTAGGAGTCTATTTAGTTCACACAGAATTTATAACGAGTCTTCTGATTTATATGAATATAGTTATACTGTATTTAAAAATATTATTGTTGCTGATGATAATAAGTTTATTGACTTGTTTTGTGAATATATTGCAGGGAAAAATGTATGTGGATCAAAACCTAGTTTTCAAGGTATGCTAAACTTTGGTCCAAATACAGATGTATCCGTTGGAATTTTTTCACATGTAGATGACGAACATTTTATTGAATACCAAGTAAGGCGAAATGGGCGGATTCAAATCAATACTGATAATGTTAAAAGTTCTGTCAATTTTTTTGTTTTGTTAAATCATGTTCCATTAATTGGATCTTTACAAGGACATGTAAGTGACAGTCCGGTTGATACCTATGAAAATTTGCGTATTACTGAAGAAACAACAGGATTATCATTTCCGATTGTATCATATACACCCGATAAACTTGTAGGGTTAAATGAAACTCATTTACAATCTATTATTACTAGTTTTCAATATTATAATTATTTGAATAATGAAAAAAGTTTTGATAATATTACTAACAATACTGAAAATACTATGTTGTATATGTTTAAAAATCCATTAAAGTTTGCTGAATTAATTGATACAGATGACAAGTATTCAAAGATGCTTGTTGAATATAGTTCTTCATTGCATAAGCAAATTATTGATGTTTTCAATACAAACATCATGCAAGCAAATAGTGAAGTTTTCCCTTGTAATATTAGTCTTACACGTTCTTATGCTGTGCATACAACTCATAAACCCAAACTAATGAGGCAATCAAGTATTCCATATAGTTAAATATTTTATATACTAATATATAAATTAATTAACTTTTTATTTTATAGCTTACTCTAAAGAATATATTATTTTATCTTTTTTATCTTGTGTATAATAATATAATATTATGAAAAGAAATTTATGTAGACAATGTACAATAAATAATAATAAACAAAATAATAAACAAAATAAATGTTGTAATTCATTTCACTGGAAAATGAATATAATGTTTGGTGGTGGTAAACCACAATGGACAGTATTACAACATAATGGACCATTGTTTCCACCAATATATAAAGCACACGGTATAGCAGTTATTATAAACAATAAAGAAATAATATTACCGGAATCAGTAGAAGAATATGCAACCATGTATGCGAAATTTATAGATACCCCATATATGGAAAATAATACTTTTAAAAAAAATTTTTGGAAAGATTTTAAAAAAATATTGCCATCAACATTAAATATTGATTCACTTGATCAAATTGATTTTACACCAATTAAAAATTATTTAATTATGGAAAAAGATAAAAAATCTTTACTAACTAAAGAAGATAAAGAATTAATAAAAAAATCACAAGATGAAATTGATGAACCATATAAATTTTGTATTATTGACGGTGTACAACAACAAGTAGGTAATTATAAAATTGAACCTCCTGGTATATTTCTAGGACGAGGCACACACCCTAAAATAGGTAAAATTAAAAAACGTATTATGCCTGAAGATGTTATTATTAATTTATCAAAAGATGCAACTATTCCTAAACCAAATATTAAAGATCATAATTGGGGAGAAGTTATCCATGATCAATCAGTTATTTGGCTTGCTTCGTGGAAAGATGATATTACAGGAAAAAATAAATATATATTTACTAGTTTAGATTCATTTTTCAAATCTAAATCAGACGAAGCTAAATTTGATATTGCACGAAAATTAAAAAAAAAAGCAAATATTATTCGTGAAACTTATGAAAAACAATTAATTGATGAAAAACCAATAAATAAACAGTTAGCAACATGTTTATATTTTATTGATAATTTAGCTTTAAGAGTTGGAGGTTCTAAAGATACCAAAGAAGAAGCAGATACTGTAGGTGTAACATCATTACGTGTTGAACATATATCATTACTTGAAAATAATGTTATTAGATTAGATTTTTTAGGTAAGGATTCAGTAAGATATTGTCGTAAAATGTCTGTACACACTGATATATATAAAAATTTACAAGAGTTTATGTTAAATAAATCAAAAAAAGATGAACTATTTGATTTTGTTAGACCAAGTATTCTTAATGAATATTTAAATTCAATTCTACCTGGTTTAACTGCAAAAGTATGGCGTACATATAATGCAAGTTTATTATTTCAAAAAGAATTAGATAAAATTAAAGAAGATAAAATAGCATCATTTGATTCAAATGAACGATTGAATTATTTAATAGCAATGTTTAATCAAGCAAATACTTCTGTTGCACTATTATGTAATCATCAAAAAACAGTTAATTCATCACTAGATAATATGATAATAAAAATAGATAATAGATTAAAAGAACTTAAACAAAAAAAGAAAAAATATCAAGATAATAAAAATAAAGATAAAGCTTCAAAAATAGAAACTAAAATTAAAACATTAAAACTTAAAAAAGAAACTAAATTAAAAATGAAAAATGTTTCATTAGGTACATCTAAAAATAATTATATTGATCCACGAATTATATTTGCTTTTATTAAAAAGTTTGAAATACCACCAGAAAAATTATTTACAAAAGTATTAATTAAAAGATTTGAATGGGCAAGTAAAGTTGATAAAGATTTTAAATTTTAATAATTATATCATACTAAAATAACAGTCAGCACATGCAACACAATCCGATAATGCTCTATGTTCTTGAATAAATTCTTTATTAAATAGAAATTTATATAATTCAATTAATTTTGGTGATTTATTTAATTTCATAAATTTTTTACCTATTTCCATTGTACATAATTTTTCTTTTGATTCTATTTTTTTAACTAAATCTAGCATTTTTGCTCTATGTGATTCCGACAAAATAATATTCATATCAAATGAAATATTATGACATACAAATGCATCAATAGTATCTAAATCTGTAGATAATTCATTTAATACTTGATCAATAGATTGTCCTTTTGATGTTGCATCTTGTTGAGATATACCATGAATATGTGTATTACCAATTACAAAATTATTAGGTTTAACAAGTGAATCATATTCTTTAATTTTTTTACCTGTTGAATCATATATAATATAACCAAGTTCAATTAATCTTGCATTATTAAATTTATATATTTCAGTTGGATCTCTTGATGCTGGGAATCCGGTTGTTTCTGTATCTAAAATCATTATATTCATTTTTTTAATTACTGGTTTTTTGATTAATTGAAAAAAAAATAATTTATCAGTAAATTCTGATTGATTATTCATTATTTTAAGATTATTAACAATTATTAATTCATTAATTTTAGGATAATACATTTTATCATCTATTATTAAGATATCTCCATTATTGTTTACTAATGAAAATATTTTAACAATATCTGAAATGTTAGATTCTTTAATATAATTATTAATAATACAAATATTATAATCAGATAAATCTGAAATTTCTGAAATATTAGTAAAATTAAATGTTGGACATTGTTTTTTAATAATATCTAAATCAGAACCAGCCCATAAAATATTAGCTTTTAATTCTAATTTAGATTTTAAATATGTAATAATAATTTTTAAATTTGATTTTAATATTTTTACTGTATTTGTATCTGTATCATAATATCCGTATATATCAGACTTTACTTTTTTAATTTCATAAACAGTATTTGAATTTACAATATATTCATTACCATTTACTATAATTAATTCATCATTTTTATCATCATTTATTTTACTTATTTTTTTATGTGTAGATTTAACTTTAACTTTAACTTTTAAATATTCATCATAACCTCTAATATCTTTTTTATCAACAACAATTTTATTTTTTAATAATCTTGATATAATACCTCCTGGTGCTCTTTGATGTATTAAAGATATTTCAATAAGATTATTTTTATCTATATTATATAATTTATCTAGTAAATCGTCCTCTTGTTTAGTCCATGTTTTACCAACGTTTTTATTATCATTAACAGCCATTATTATATAATAAATTATAATATATAATAATTATGTTTCAATTTTATTAAATAAATGTAATAATCATATTAAATAAATATAATAATCATATTAAATAAATGTAATAATCATATTAAATAAATATAATAATCATATTAAATAAATATAATAATCATATTAAATAAATGTAATAATCATATTAAATAAATATAATAATCATATTATTGATTATTTAATTTTGTTGTATTTATTTCAATCTTATTTCTAATATTTTCAATAATTACATCAATTTCAGCTTGCACTAATTTATCAGATGAATATGTATGTTTTAAATTTAGTAATCCATTAATTGAATTTTTAATATCGGATGTAATACGAAATAATAATTTTGTATCAATATTTTTTGTAGTTAATAATTTATCACAATATTCAAAAGATTTATTTATTACAAGATTAACAAAAAAGATTGTGTTTTTTCTATCATTACCAAAAAACCATCTCGATATTGATTGAATATAGCTTGTATCAATATTAATAAATTTATTATTTATAAATAATTTATAATTTGGTTCAATTTTAGATATTAAATTTATATTAATAAAAACTTCTTCTAATGTCATTTCACTTACAATTTTAATAAATTCTTCTTGAATTTGTGCTGTAGTTTTAATAGTTTTTGTTTCTTCATTTATAATATCAGAAATACTTTGATAAATTTCTGATTCTAATTCTGATTTATGTTCAATATTTGATTTGTTAGCATGTTTTTTTCCTTTATTTTTATCATTATTTAACATATCCATTATATTAATATATAATTTAAATTAATAAAAATAAAATTCAATTTATTTTTGTAATAAAATCATCACCTATAGATTTATATTTAGTTCTTATCAAGTCTATATCAAAATTTTTAAATAACATATTATAATAATATTCATAATTTTGTAAAACATGAATTGTTGTTGTTACTAAATCTTCATATTTACACTCTATTATAAATTCTTTTAATTCAAAATCTATATCTTCACTTTTTTCTGTTATTACTATCATTTTATTTAAAATACATCTATTACACCGCCATTGTTCAAAAATTCTATATGTTGTATCATAATGAACATTTACTAAAATTTTATGTCTAAATAAAAGTTCATCACGTTTTTTATCAAAACCTTCAATATAATTTATTTGTGTTTTTAATGCTAATTGTTGTAATATATTTTTTCTATGTTCCGACCACCAAGCCCCTATAATTGCAATATCATTTGTTTTATCATAATTAAAAATTTCATTTGTATTAACAAGATATGGTAAATATAATGCTTTATTATTTCTTACTGAATTTATATATTTAATATTTGCTAAACTATAATCAATAATATTAATATTATTATCTATATTTTGAATATGTAATAATTCATTTTCCCGTGATAATTGTTCCGTATTAAAAATAAACAAAAATTTATTATCAAAATTATTAAAATCTTTTGGTATAGATTGCATAAATATAATATAATTATTTTCACATACTTTATTAATTATATTAATATCAGTTGATAATAAAAATAGTTTTTCATAATTAAATATTAATGTCTTTATAAAATCTATGAAAAAATGTAATATATCGGGGTTACAGTATATATATATCATAATTATTATTATTAATAATTAATAATTATTATTAAACGCAACATTTATTATTGTAAAAAATTGATATTTTAAATATAAAGACATTTAATTATTTATATTAATAATGAGTAAAACACTAGTACTATTAGAATCACCAGGAAAAATTAAAAAAATTCAAGATTATTTGGGTTCTGATTATATTGTTAAAGCATCTTTTGGTCATGTACAAGATTTAGATAAATCAACATTATCTGTTGATATTCAAAATAATTTTGAACCAAATTATATTATTACACAAGATAAAAAAAAAGTTGTTAAAGAATTACAAGCTTTAGCAAAAGATTGTAAACAAGTAATTTTGGCAGCAGATGGTGATCGTGAAGGTGAAGCAATTGCATGGTCTCTATCAAAAGTATTAAAATTACAAAATCCAAAACGTATTATTTTTCATGAAATTACAAAAACATCAATTTTAAAAGCTTTGGAAAATCCAACTATTATTAATATGAATGTTGTTTATGCTCAACAAACTAGAAGAATATTAGATAGAATTGTTGGATATTTAATTAGTCCTATTTTATGGAAATATTTAACACATGGTGCTAAATCTGCAGGTCGTGTACAATCAGTTGTTGTTAAAATTATAATTGATAAAGAAAATGAAATTACAAAATCTATATCACAACCATATTTTAAAACTACAGGTGATTTTGAATTTGGTAATGAAAATGTTATTAAAATTAATTCATCATTACAAACTGGAACAAAATTATATCAATTTAATTCAGAATCTGATGCAAAATTATTTTTAGAACAAATTAGTAAAAAGACAGAATTTAAAGTTGTATCAGTTGATAATAAAAAATCAATTAGAAAACCGTCACCCCCATTTATTACTTCTAGTTTACAACAAGAAGCAAGTACTAAATTAAGATTTAGTGTTAAAAAAACAATGGAAGTTGCACAAAAATTATATGAACAAGGTTTAATTACATATATGAGATCAGATTCACCAAATATTAGTAAAGAAGCTGTAGATGAAGCTATTAAATATATTATTAATACATATGGTAAAGAATATTCAGATCCTAAAAATTATCAATCTAAAAATACATCAAGTCAAGATGCCCACGAATGTATTCGTCCAACACATATTAATCAACCTGAACCAGAAAATATTAATGATGATTTAAAAAAATTATATACATTAATTTGGAAACGTACAATTGCAAGCCAAATGTCAAATGCATTGATAAATATACAAACAATTTTAATTGATGCTACAAATAGTAAAGATTCTATTATTAAATTCAACAATGTACAAACATATTTTACTTCAAATTTAGAAAATGTAGAATTTGCAGGTTATTTAATTGTATATGATAATACACCAGAAGATGAAGAAAAAATCAGTGGTAAATTACAAATTAAAGCTAAAGATAAAGTTTTAATGAATAAAATTAAAATTAGTGAAGAATATACAAAACCGCCATTAAGATATAATGAAGCAGCACTTGTAAGATTCATGGAAAAAAATGGTATTGGTCGTCCATCTACTTTTGCATCATCGATTTCAAAAGTAATTGATAGAAATTATGTAGAGATAAAAAATATCGATGGTATTAAAAAACAATCAAAACAAATTGAATTAAACTCAAAATATAATATAAAAGAAAACACTAAAGAAGTTTCAATTGGTAAAGAACAGAAAAAATTAGTTCCAACATCTATGGGTAATCAGACAAATGATTTTATGGTTAAACATTTTAATCCTATTATGGATATTGAATTTACAGCAAATTTTGAAACATATTTAGATAAAATTGCTGAAGGAAATGCAAATTGGGTTACAGTTTTAAGAATATTTTATGATATGTTTAATCCAATTGTAGAAAAATTAAATGCAGAAGCAAAAAATATAAAACAAACTGGTGGTAATGTAGCAGATAAATTATTAGGTAAAAATTCAGAAGATATGGAAATATATACTGGGACTGGCAAGTTTGGTCCATATGTAAAAATTAAAGAAGCCGATGATAAAATGAGATATGCAAAATTAACAGATTCATCTGTTGATAAAGTTACATTAGAAGAAGCAATTAGTCTATTAGAATGGCCAAAGTCACTTGGTAAAATAGGTAATGCAATAGTTACACTTAATAAGGGGCAATATGGTTTATATATTAAATGTTCTGGTAAAAACTATTCAATTAAAGATACTGTTGATCCAAATAATATAAATTTAAAATTTGCTGAAGATTTAATTCAAGCAGGTGATCCATATGCATTAAAAACGTTTAAAGTTAAAGATAAAGTAATTAATATTAAATGCGGTGAATTTGGAAATTATTTACAAATTATATCAAAAACTAGAAAACAGAATATTCCAATTCCAAAAAAAATTAGTATTGAAAATATAACTATTGACCAAGTGTTGCAAATTATTGCAAATAAAAATGGAACAAAAACTTTGAATAAAAAATAATTTAAATATATCTAATTTAATTTAAAAATATCTAATTTAATTTATAAATAACATGTCGTGTTATGATAAAAAACAAAATATATCAGTGATACCCTATCAAGTAGAAAATGCAAAGCATGACTATTCGATACCCTATCAAGTAGAAAATGCAAAGCATGACTATTCGATTCCCTATCAAGTAGAAAATGCAAAGCAAACAGAAAACCAACCAATAGTCTACAATGAAAATATTAATATTTATAAATCATCGGTAAATTCTATTTATTCAATATTTCATACAATTATTACATTTATTGCAATTTATCTTTCATATAAATGTCATAATAAATTTGATTTAGGATCATTTATAGTAGCATGTTTTTGTCCATATATTTATATAATTTATATCCTTGCAACAAAAGGTACATGTGATTCTATAGATAAAACAATTTTATAATTATAAAATAATATAAATAAAAAAATCTAGTTTAATTTATATTATAATAAATGTCAAATTTTACGCAATCTGTAGAATATAAAAATGAAGATGATCTAAATAAAATAAATAATAATATAGAAATACAAAATGAACCACAACCTGTTAATGTATCTAAAACTAGTTATATTGGTATTATTGGGGGTATATTTAATTTTTGTATTTGGCTTGTAGCAATTTATCTTTCAAATAAATGTAATAAAATATTTAAGTTAAGATCATTTTTGGTGGCATGTTGTTGTCCACATATTTATTTAATTTATATTTTTGCAATATATGGCAAGTGTGATGGTTTAGTTAAACGATTTGCTGAAGAAGCAGCTGCAGCAGCGACCGCTAAAAGTTAAAGTAGCTAAATAAGCTAAATAAAATAAAATAAAATAAAATAAAATAAAATATGTTATAAATTAATGATAATAAAAATTATTAATTTATTACACGCTCTACTTATTATTTTTTTATGTTTATCAATATTTATAGATAATAATGAAATTAAAAATAATGCATTAGTATTGTTAATATTTATATTTTTTCATTATATTACAAATTATGGTAAATGTGGATTAACACAAATTGAATATTTATATATGGGTGAAGAATATAAATCCGGCTTTATGTATAGGTTAATTAATCCAATTATTACTGTACCTGAATCATATTTTAATAAATGTTATTATTTTATTCATATTACATGGATAATAATTTTATTGATACAATTAAATTACTATAAAACTGATTAGATATAGCACATCTACCGTATATTTTTTATTTTCAAACGCACCGACAATAACAAAAATATAAAAATGTTATAAAATATAATGAATGGAATTGAAATTATAGTAGCAAGATATAATGAAGATTTAAACTGGATGCAAGAATATCCGTTTAATCTTTTTCAATACACTGTATATAATAAAGGAATTAATGAAAATTTTAATAAAACAAATGTAAAAAAAATAGTAAATTTACATAATGTAGGAAGATGTGATCATACATATTTATACCATATAATTGAAAATTATAATAATTTAGCTAATATTACAGTATTTTTTCCAGGGTCTATAAATATAGATTTTAAAAAAAATAAAGCATATCATATATTAATTAATATTATTCAAAGCAACTTTACTAAAGCTTATTTTTTAGGACACTATTGCGAAAGTATTAAAGAAACGTTTAAAGATTTTTTTCTAGATAATTGGCAATGTACAGAAAAAAATAATTTATTATTAAATAGTGAATCTGTATTATACAAAAGCGAAATTAGACCATATGGTGATTGGTATACACATTTTTTTGGAAATACACATGCAAATTGGATTACATTTTATGGTATTTTTTCAATTGACAAGAGAGACATTGTTCAAAATCCTGTAGAACATTATAAGAAAATAATAGAGTTAGTTAATACACATTCGAATCCAGAAGCTGGACATTATATTGAGCGTTCTTGGGGTGTTATTTTTTCTCCTTTAACCTACACTGATAAAATTCACCACTAAATAATTTACATCCGTAATATAATTTTAAATGTTTATAATAAAGCCTAATTAAGAGTTTATTATAAAATTAATAATTAATTTAAATAAATTAATCAATATCGTCAACAACAGGACCTTTATCGGGTTCTGGTTCTTGTTTATTAGAATTAAAATCAGGATCAATAGGTGTATCACCAACATTTGATTGATAAGCCTTAGAAATAATAGGCATTAATAACTTTTCAACTGTTGACAGCTTTTCTACAAATTCTTCGGTAGTATGATTATCATCTTCATGCCATTTTAATGCTTCAGTAATTGTACTTTCAACAGTTTTAACATCATCTTCAGATAAAGCTGATTTCATTTTAGGTTCATTTAGAACGGTATTTTGAATATTTAAACAATAAGATTCTAGTTTATTTTTAGCTTCAATTCGTTTTGCAACTTTGTCATCATCATCTTTAAATTGTTCTGCTTCTTTAATCATTCTTTCAATATCTTCTTTACTAAGACGACTAGACTCATTAGTAATAGTAATTTTTTCAGTTTTACCTGATGATTTCTCAACTGCTGATACTTGTAAAATACCATTTGCATCTACATCATATGTAATTTCAATTTGTGGTGTTCCTCGTGGCATTGGTGGAATATCTCTAAGATGAAATTCACCCAATTTATTGTTATGTTTAGTTAATTGTCGTTCACCTTCAAATACTTGAATAGTAACACCAGGTTGATTATCTACTGCAGTTGAAAATGTTTGTGATTTCTTAATAGGAACTGTTGAACCACGTGGAATTACATTAGTCATAATACCACCTGCAGTTTCAACACCGAGAGATAATGGAGTAACATCAAGTAAAATTAATGAGTCTAATGTTTGATCATGTTGTCCTGATAAAATAGCTGCTTGAATTGCTGCACCATATGCAATTGCTTCATCAGGATTAATATTACGACACAATTCTTTACCATTAAAAAAGTTAGTCAGTAATTCTTGAACTTTTGGAATACGTGTAGAACCACCAACTAATACAATTTCATCAACTTCACCTTTAGAAACTTTTGCATCACGTAATACACGTTCTACTGGTTCTAATGTTTTATTAAAAATATCTGCACAAAATGATTCATATTTTGCACGGGTTAATGTAATATTTAAATCAATACCGTCTTGAACAGAATCTACCTCAATTATTGCAATAGTACTACCACTTAATGTACGTTTAGCACGTTCAGCAACAGTATGAATACGACGAACTGCTTTTTTATTTGCTCTTAAATCAATTTTATGTTTTTTCTTAAATTCTTCTAATACATAATCAACAATACGATTATCAATATCTTCACCACCCAAATGTGTATCTCCTGCTGTTGCTTTTACTTCAAATACACCATCTTCAAGTGACAATAGTGAAACATCGTGAGTACCACCACCGAAATCAAAAATTAATACATTACGTTGTTTTTCTGTAATTTTATCAAGACCATATGCAATAGCTGCTGCGGTTGGTTCATTAATAATACGTAAAATAGTAAGACCGGCAATTGCACCCGCATCTTTAGTAGCTTGTCGTTGTGCATCATTAAAATATGCTGGTACAGTAACAACAGCCTTTGTAACTGGTTGTCCTAGATATTCTTCTGCAATTGTTTTCATTTTAACAAGAACCATTGCAGAAATTTCTTCTGGTGTAAATTTTTTATTTTCACCTTTGAAATCTACAGAAATTTTTGGTTTTCCATTATCATCAATAACTTTGAATGCAAAATGTTTCATATCTTCTTGAAGATTAGAATCAGAAAATTCACGTCCTATCATACGCTTTGAATCATATACGGTATTAAGTGGATTTGTATTAGCTGCACTTTTTGCAGCAATTCCAATCAAACGTTCTTCTTCACCGAAACTAACATATGATGGTGTAGTTCGTTCACCCTGATCATTTGCAATAATTTCTACTTTTCCATTTTGATAAACACCAACACATGAATATGTTGTTCCAAGATCAATACCAACTGAAATTTCATTTTTAATATTTGTTTTTTGAGTCATTAAAAATATAAAGTAAAATATCTTTAAATGATTTATTTTATATTTTGTTTAAATATAAAATCATACATAATCAATTGTAAATCTATTTCCTTTTATAAATACAATATCATATATATTCCATATAATATTTTGATATTTTGGATACATTATATCATTTAAAAATTCTATATTATATTCTGATGGTTTTTTATATTTAAATGTAAAATCTACATCTTTATAATATAAAAGCAATGAACCTATATTCCAATTATTTTCAATAATTTTTCTTGACATTAAAACTTCTTTATTGAAAATAGCATCATCAAATGTTTTAGCATAATTTGTAATACTAAATATTTCACATTTAATTAAATATTCTAATGTAGTTTTATCCATTGAAAAAATATAAGATTGTACGTGTGATTTATTCAAAGGATCGCATATTGTATTTATTGTACTTCCAAATAATTTTACATTATTTTGTAATCCATTTATATATATATATATCCATTTATCTTTATAATATGATGGAATAATTGGTCCAATTACAGAAGAATTTACAAATATAAAGTTATCATACTTTTCATATAAATTATCTGTTAGTAAAGCATCACTCCATCCACCAAAATCATAACCTATATTATCTCTATATAAACATTTTACATAATCAGGAGCTTCAAATTTATTATTTTTATTATTTGAAATTATAATAAAATCAATATTTTCATCATTAAAAATACAATTTTCAATAAAATATTTAACTCTATTATTATAAATATGAAATACATATAAAACTAATATTTTGTTCATTAATATATAATATTTAATATATTAAATTATATATTAAACTTATATATTAAACTTATATATTAAACTTATATATTAAATTCTTATAACTATTTTTTGGAACAGTAAAATCGTAATTTGTTATAGATTATTTAATAATTAAAAATATGGGCTTGTTTTTCAGATAATTCTTTTTTATCTGAGCTAATAAAATGTTTAAATTGTAAACTACACGAAAAACTACTTCCAGTTATGTCTAAAGTATTGCCTAAATAATCAACTAGTTCAATATCAAGTTTATAAATATTAATAGGTTGTCTAAATATATAATTTTGATTTACAAAAGTATCTATTTTTTGATTATTTAAACACGATGATAGTAATATTTTTGCCATATATTGTTCTCCAAAAAAATCAATATATCCCCAATTATTAATTTTTATAAATATATAATTATCACCGAATGTATCAAAAATTTTTTCCGATCGTATTATTCTATTAGTATTATTTAATATACTTGATTTTAAAAATCTATTTTTATCAATTATCGTATTTGGTTTATACCCCATATAATAACCAATTGATGGATATTCTATTTTTTTAATATCAACAAAACCATCTTTAACAGGATTTTCTAAATTTTTACTTGTATTAAAATCAATTTCGTATTCCGGTATATCTTTATACAATGATTGAATATATGATGGATCATTATATTCATACTCAGTAATAAAATCATTAGTTTTTAAATAACTACGATTTAATAAGTTTGATAGTTTAATCCACTTTTTATCTTTGGTATTATAATAAAAAAAAGTTCCTAAATCTTCTGTTGTTAATACATCTGTTGTTGGTATATCTATAAAATTTCCTAAATAATCTGTTGATAATACATCTGTAAAAGAATTATTAAAAAATACATGCGAACCTGTAGTGTCTATAGATAGAGATAAGTTATATAATTGTATAGATTCATTATTTGGTACACTACTATTATTATTAATATGATATATAGATGATGTATTTAAATATATACCATTATTATTATTATAATAATTATTAGGCATTACAAAATTATTTGAAAGTAAATTATCTAAAATACCAGGTGAAGGTAAAGATAAAGATACTTTTGATGGTTTAAAAGTTGTAGTATCATAAATATAATGATTATATATTTGTGTTTTAAGACTATTTAAGTGACTATTTAAATTTAAATAAATAGTATTAGTACTAATATATCCAGATATTATATCAATACGTACACAATCAATAGCAGTAGGAAAAGTCGTATCTTGGTCTGGTCTTGCTCTAAATCTACGATCAAAAATGTTTAATGTAATATTATTAACTTTAAAATATCTAATTTTTGTTATATTATTAATTTCAATAATAAAATTTTGTATTTGTATAACTAATCCATATATACTATGCCATCCTTTGTTTATTGTTAATGTTTTTGTATTAGTTAAACTTGAATTAATAAAAATATATTCAATAGTTATAACTGATGGATCATTTAAATAAAATATATAAAAATATTTTTCAGCAAATGGTTTATTATTATATAATATTTTTTGTAATGATATATTAGAATTAAAAGCACTATTTAATTTCTCATTAAAAATACTTTGTATTGATGTTATTGTTTGTAATATTCCATCATTTAATACAATTTGAGTACCATCTGGATCATTTAATTTATTTGGTAAATGTACAGTAAAATAATTATTTTGTTTAGCAGAGCTAACAAAATTTACACTGTTATTAATTTCTAAACTACTAATTGTTATACAACCTATATTTTTTAAAGTTTTTTCTAAATTAATTTTAAATTTTGCATCATTCGGATATAAATTTTGATCTCTATATTTTGAATCAATATTAATAAAAATTTCTTCCATATATTAACATTTTAAATTAAGGTTATAAAAAACGAATTTAAATTATTTTTGATAAAAATATTTTTAACTATATTTTTATCAAACGCATATAATTAACTAAACAAATGAATATATTAAAGAAATTAAGATTGTGTTACTGTTGAAGATGACCTTATCAAACAAAGTTTAACCCCTCTTATGTTGTTATGCTACAGATGACTATGATGACCCCTTGTTAGGTAGCAGTCCAAAAATGTTAGGTTGTTGTGCTATAGATGACGATGATGTCTCCTTGTTAGGTGGCAGTCCAATAGGATAGTTAGGTTGTTGTGCTATAGATGACTCCTTGTTAGGTGGTAGTCCAATAGGATAGTTAGGTTGTTGTGCTATAGATGACGTTGACGACCCCTTGTTAGGTGGTAGTCCAAAAATGTTAGTTTGTTGTGTTACAGATGATCTTGATGATAAACACCTTTTAGGTTGTTGTGCTACAAATGATGACCCACTGTTAGATGTTAGTCCAAAAGGGTTAGTTTGTTGTGCTATAGATGACGATGATGACTCCTTGTTAGGTCGCAGTCCAAAAGGGTTAGTTTGTTGTGCTATAGATGACGATGATGACTCACTGTTAGGTCGCGGTCCAAAAGGGTTAGTTTGTTGTGGTATGTATGACGACGGTGTTCCATTGTTCGGTCGCGGTCCAAAAGGGTTAGTTTGTTGTGGTATGTATGACGACGGTGTCCCATTGTTAGGTAGTGAACCAAAAATTTTAGTTTGTTGTGGTATGTATGACGACGGTGTCCCATTGTTAGGTAGTGAACCAAAAATTTTAGTTTTTTGTGTTACAGATGACGATGAACCACATTTAGATTCATTAATAATATGAATAATTGATAAATTTTCGTTTTGATAATCTGTTATTTTCTTTTCTAAATTATTTATTGCTGTTACTGTTTCATCTAATTCTTTGTTAATATGAAATACAATATTATTTTTTTCTCCACGTGGTATATCATATGATTTTAAAATATGATCTTTATTTGTAATACTATTATTATATTTTTCTCTAAATTGTTTTAAATCATCATTTAAAATATCTATCATACCTAAATTTTCATTTAATTGTATATATAAATTTTTATATTTTGGATCAATATCTGTAGTAGTAGTTAATTTACCATTGATAGGAACAGCTGGTATAAAAGTTTTACCTTTTTTATCAATTAATTCAAAATGTTGTAAACCAAATTGGGCAATCGGAACAATATTTGTACTATTACCAATCTCATCCCGTTGATTAAGAACTTCTCCTTCACGATTAACTGAATATACTTCTATTTGTATATCATAGAATTTTGCTATTCTATTTGCAGCGTTAAAAAAAATTGGTATGTTTTCATTACCTTTATTAATTAAATAATTAGTATCAAACATCATATGTTCTGTTTGTGAATCTAATCCGGCATTTGTTCTTAATTCACGTAGTGTTAGGTTTTTATTACCATTACCATTTGATTGCAAGTAGTTTAATATAGATATCCAAAAACATTGATTTGTCATACTTTCTAGCGATCCCGAATTAGGTATAGTTTTTACTTTACTACCAATGACTATACTACCACCACCTAAAAATATTTTATAATTATTTGTATTGTTTAATTTTTTTTGTTCTTCAACCAACATTAGATATTTTTTTTTATATTTTAAATATTTATGTTTATAATCATCCATTATATTATATTAGATATAAAAATATTAAACTTCAATATCTACATTTACATTTACATTTACTTTCTTTGATCTTGTAACCCGTTTAACTTTTGGTTTAACATTTACTTTATTATTTTCTAAGTCTGTATCAGTTTCTTCAATCATATAATTTTGTTCTTCAAATGATACTATTGCATCTTTATCATAATTTTTACGATATATTTCTTCTTCTATAGAATTTTCAATTAAAATTCGTAATAACATTATTTTATTTTTTTGACCAATTCTACATGCTCTTGCAATTGCTTGACATTCAATAACTCTTGATTCTTCTCTAGAAGTATTAATAGGTTCAATAAAAAATATATGTGTTGCTTCTGTTAAATTTGTTCCTGATGCAGCATTTTTAAGACTTAACATAATAACTTTATTATCAATACCAGCATCATTTTTTCCAGCTTTAAATTTACGAATTGCCGAATTTCGTGACCATACATTACCTTTAACAAAACAATTTTCAATTTCATTTTCAGCAAGAGTTTTACCAACAAGAGTTAACATATCATCCCATTGAGAAAATACAATAATACGTGTTTTATCTTGTGCAACTAAGTGACGAATAATTGATACAAGTTTTCCTAATTTTGATCCATATTTTTGTATAAGTGGATTTGTTTCTTCAATATTTTTTTCTTTTTTCATATTCATAACAAGTAGATCTTTACCAGTTAAATCAGTCTTGCACATTGGACATCTTTTTTTGTCATCCAAACACATTATTAGACATTCATAACAAAATAAATGCCCGCATGTTGTTAATGTTGGATTAACTAAATTATCCATACAAATTGAACAACTTTCATTGTTAATAATATCAGGTTGTTTCATTTTCTCTAATATTGTAAAAAGATATTTTGATTCAGACATTTGTGTTTCATACATTTTTTTCAACATATTATATTCTCTTTGTGTTGAATCTAGTTTTGATAATTTAATTTTATATATTTCATAATTATTTTTATGATGTTCAATTAATTTATCTTGCATTACAGACAAATCAACTTCAACGTTTCCAAAAATTTTTTTAACAGAATCAATAATCAAAGGATGACAACATAATTGTTGTAAATATTGATTGGATACTTTACCTTTTTTAGCATCATATAATTGACGTTCAATATCTGTAAACCGTAACCAAATAACATTTTCTTGATAACCTGGAATTTTAATTTGTGATTCAACATCTATTTTACGGTGTCTAATACATATTTTATTCATAATATTATTCCAAATATATTCTTTATTCATAAAATTCATTAAAAAGTTTGAATTACGTGGATAAATATAAGAATGTGAATTACGTTGATAATATAATTCGGTATCTGTATTCGAATAATCAAATACTAATTCACGTTCTGAATCTTCTAACTTTAGATTAATAAATTTTGCACAATTTTTTACTCCTGTATAATTAATAAATGGTGTTCCTGATACATACCAATAAAAATTAGCATCAATATTTGATACCCAACGACTCATAAAACGACCAAGTGATACAGTTCCTAGTATCTCCCCAAAAATTTCATGACCTTCATCTAAAATTAATCGATGAAAATTAAAAAATTCAAAAATTGGTTGTTCTAATGTTTTTATTACTGGAAATCCAATTTTTGTAATTTTATCACTTAAATATTGTTTTACAATTGTATTTCTATCTTCAAAATTAAAACTAGCTGCAGTACATGGTCGAAAGTATAATGTTGGGTAAAATTTAAAATTCATTATAAATTGATGAGATGTAATAATAATATCAGAATCAATAAAATCATTAATTATAAGATTATTATAATCATTCTTTGATAAAATAGTTAATATTTTTAAATTTGGATTACATCTATTAATTTCAGATTCCCATTGTTTAGTTAAATGAGATGGACACAATATAACAGTTGCCCGTGAATTAATTTTATCTATATTTGATATAGATGATAATTTTGTATTTGGAATATCTTTTGGTGCTGGATTTGATACAATTAATGCAATTGAACTAATTGTTTTTCCTAAACCCATTTCATCTGACAATATACCACCTGTTGTATTAATTTTAAATGTTAATTCTTTATTTACTCTACAGTTTGATACTGGATCAAATAATATGTCGACACCTTTAAAATTAATATTATAAGTATAATTAAATGTAAAATTAGTTTGATTATTTTCCATTTGCAACATTTTCGCTAATGTTCTTTGTTGATAATCATATAATTTCATTTTAAAATTTTTTGGTGGTTTAATAGGCTCAAAATATGGTATTAAACTTTTATTTGTAAAATCAGTATCCGTAAAATTAGGTGCTGAAAAATACATTTCACTTATAATATAATTTAATCCTAGTGATGTATCAATATAATTATTAATTAGTGTAGTATCAATTTTAAGTATAAATTTAATATCAAAATAAAAAATACTCGCATTCCAACCAACATGTGGTATAATATCATATGATATTGACCATAATGGAGAATTATTTAATAATTCAAAAAATACATATGTTTGAAGTTTACGATCTGGCAAATATTGAATATAATGTATTTTATTAGCAATATTATATTTAATAATAACTAAACCATCTAGACCAAGACCAATTGCTTTAATATCCGATGGTAGTATATTTTGTTTGTTTTCAATTCTAATTGTTCCTTTTGAAATATCCATTAATAATTGAAATATATTGAATATTATATTAAAAAATCAAATTTTATTATAATATTAATTACTTATATTGAATATTTAAGTCCACATATGCCATTTTTAATTACTAAAATATTATAATTTGTTGCATAACATTTTAAAATAAATATATCATATGATGGATATTTTGTTGTATTATTAATATAAAAATTATTTGTTTGTGCAATTATTTGTAATTGTGAATTTGATATACGTGAAAAATTACATCCTGAATAATTATTATTATGTATTGGATTAATATTAAATGAATACATGTAAATATACGAATCTAATGATTTTTGATAATTTTCATGATTTTGCATAAAGTGAAAATATTTATAATCTCTCCATTCTATTCTTTCGATACCATTAAATAACATTCTTGCTTTAACTAATAAATGTCTAGATGGTTCATATTCCCATAATTTTATATCATTATCATTTATATTATCTTTTAATAAATCAACCGGTATATAATTCATTTTAGATGACCAATTAAAAAATTCCCCATATTTAATATGTTTTAATGGTTGAATAAAAAAGAATATATCTTTAACAACATTATTAAAATCAATATCCAGAGTTATATTTGTTGTCATTTCTTGAGATCGCATTTGTGTTTGTGTAATTAATATTTCATACTCATTTGATGCTAATTTTGTTCTTTCTTCTAAATCAACATAATAAAAACATCCTAATAAACTAATTTCTTCAATTGGAACAATATTATGTTTAATTTCTGAATGATATAATTTACCATTAATTATTTCCAATACAGATATACAATCATGAAAATTTCTTAATGTAACATCAATATAAATATCAGAATCTTGTAAAGCAATTACTGGTAATGGTTTTGTTAAATCTGTACAAAACCAAAATTTTAAAGGAACATATATTGATTCTGAATCTATTTTAAGATTCGGCTTATTTAATATATCGTCTAAACCTAACATTGCTTTACGATTCCAATCTGATATATATAAATCAGAGTAAACCTGCATATAATCACCGTATAATTCATCAATTAATAATCCATTTATATATAAACTAACTTTTTCAATAATAACATTACCAACATAATCAGTGTACATTACTCTATATTTACTAGATGCATTTGTTTCATCAAAATCATCATTTAAACCATCACTTGGTTTTATTAAATTATTAATTGATAACTTTGGTAACATGATTTTAAGATATAATCCATATAATAAATCACCTTTTTTTTCAATATTAAATCTTATTGTATTTCCCCAGTTTTTATTTCCTAATGGATAAAACATTGTATCTCCTTTTGTATATTTATTTTTTTTATTAATATTATAATTAAATAAGGGTGTGCTATTATTTATATCAATTAAATCTTCGTCTTGTATTCCTTTTGCAACAAGTTCCAAAATTGGACCGTTTGACATTTTAATTTAAATGAGAAAAAAATAATTTTATTAATAAAAATTAGATTAATAAAAATTAGATTTTTATAGCAAATATATAAAAATTGATATAAACACCAATTATTATTAATTATAATTAAATATATAATAATGGATAAATATATAAAAATGGATACAGAACAAATCATTAAAGAATGGTCATATCAAAGTTTAGAAAACAAAAATGATACAAACAATATATTATCATTAAAAATAGCTGAACTCTATTCTAATACTAATTTTGTAGAACTTTTAAATTTAAATCTATTGGATGAATCATTAAACTGTTATTACTGGTTTATATGTAAAAAAACAGGTGAACTATATTTTATAAATTTAAATAATGATGAAAATCATAAAGATATAATTCAGCCATTATCAGAATTAAATAAACATGATTTTAAACAATTAAATGTTGATATTATAACATCATCTATTTTACCAACCGATAAAACAAATTATTTACTAATTGAAAATATAAATGATGTTTATTATCTTGTTAAAAATTTAACAATTGAACAAAAAACAGTTTCAAAATTAAATAAACCTTCAAGAAATATAAGATATAAAAGACGAGAAATTTTAGCTAATTCATTAAAATATATAAATGATCAACCCAAGCAAATTAATAAAAAACGGGTATATTCTGAAACTACAATATGTTCTAAAAAAAATAATAAAAGAATAAAAACAGATAACAAATTAGTTATAGATTGGAATCAAATGGTTTCTGCATCAACAGTTAGGAATTATATGTTAAATGATCCATTACTTGATTTTTTAAAAGAATATAATATTAATTCACTGAATGATACTCCATTGCGTACTACAAAATCTAAATCAAATTTTAATAAAAATATTGATACTTTTACAAAACATATAATGGAATCTGGTATTGAATTTGAAAATGAACTTATAAAGTTAATTAAAAAATCTCATAAAATTGTTAAAGTAGCAGATTTTACAGATAGCAGAAAAATAGAAAAATTTCAAGAAACTATTAATCTAATGAAACAAGGTGCACCTATAATATATCAAGGGGTATTACACGATTATGAAAATAAAACATTTGGTATTCCTGATTTAATTGTACGATCAGATTATATAAATAATTTAATGGGTTATAATATTATTTCAGATGAAGAATCAAAAATGCGTTCTCCAAATTTAAATGTTAATTATCATTATAAAATAATTGATATTAAACATTCAAATATTCCATTAAGATCTGATGGAATTCATATATTAAATTCTGAAAGTATTCCGGTATATAAAGGACAATTATGTATTTATACTGTAGCACTTAATAAAGTATTGGGTATTAATATTAATAAAGCTTATATATGGGGTAAAAAATACACACACGAATGTTGTAAAATTAAATATGAAGAAACAAATTTCCTTAATAAATTAGGTACTATTGATTACAATAATATTGATTCAGATTATATTCAACAAACAAAAAATGCGGTTGAATGGATTATAACATTAAGAAATGAAGGTTGCAATTGGTCATTATTGCCAATACCATGTAGAAGTGAACTTTATCCAAATATGAAAAATGAAAAAGATAGTAATTATCATAAACTTAAACAAGAATTAAATAATCATATTTGCGAAATTACAAATATATGGTATTGTGGAATTAAAAAAAGACAATGTGCACATGCAAATAGCGTTTATAGTTGGGATGATGTTAATTGTACATCAAAAAATATGGGGTTTAATCCTGGAAAAATTGCAACAACAGTTGATGCAATATTAAATATTAATCGGCAAAATACTGACTTGATTAGACCATCAATTATTAAATATGATAGACTAAATTGGCATCATCAACAAACTAATGTATTAGAATTTTATTTGGATTTTGAAACATTAAATTCTAATTTTGGGTCAATTATAAAAGACGGTTTAATATCTTATGATTTGAATCAATATATTTTTATGATTGGTGTAGGATATGTAAAAAATAATGAATGGGTATTTAAAACATTTTTAATGAAAAGAAAAACTATTGAATCAGAAATAATAATGTTTAATGAATTTATGAAATATATATCTGATATATTAATTCAAGAAAATAAAACTAAAGCAAAAATGTATCACTGGTCATTTGCCGAAGTATGTGCATATAATAAATTTAAGACAAGACATTCTAATATTTTAATAAATGATTCACACATATCATTTTATGATTTGAATAAAGTATTTATACAAGAACCAGTAACAGTTAAAGATGCATTTGACTTTTCATTAAAATCAGTTGCTAAAGCATTAAATAAACATAATCTTATAAAATCTGTATGGGATACATCAAGTGCATGTTCAAATGGATTAAATGCAATGATACTAGCAAATAATTTATATGATAAAAATATAATTAATGAAAAGTATGCAATTAATAATGAACCTATTATGATCT